CCTATATCGTCGATCAAAACGATACAGATCTTCCTGGTGATAATTAATTACTCATCGCCGTATACTTGTAAAACTTCTTTTACAGCATCATGCCTTTCAATATCATGGGTTTGGAATCTGACTATGTCAATGTGTGTCGTTTCTCTATGTTTTTCTAACGATTTAATAAAATCAATCAAACCATTATTACTCAACTTATCAGCTTGAGCTAAATCACCTGTTACTACCATCTGTGATCTCTCACCGATACGTGTTAGTAACATTTTCATTTGGTTTGGTGTTGCATTTTGCATCTCATCTGCAACAATTATTGATCTTTTAAACGTTCGACCCCTCATATAAGCTAACGGTGAAATTTCAATAACACCATCGTACATCATACCTTCAAGTTCTTTAGCACTAAAGTACTCTTTAAAAACATCAAAGATAGGTCTTGTCCATGGCGCCATTTTCTCTTCCATTGTTCCTGGTAAAAAACCAAGATCTTCGTCAGCTGAAACAGCAGGTCTAGTAACAACAATTTTGTCAATCTTCTTTTCCTTGAATAACTTAATAGCCACCTGGACCGCTAGTAGGGTCTTACCGGTTCCCGCAGGACCAACACCGAAGACTATGTCTTTCTTCGGGTCCAACAGTTTTAGCATATATGTTTCTTGGTTAATATTTCTTGGAAGTATGTTGATTTGTTTTGGTTGTTGTTTTAAAAAGCTAATAACGTTGTTATCAGCCGGGGTTTTATGAGCTCTTGCTCGTCTTTTAGCACCCATTAAGTTCCTCCTTCATGAGTTAATATAAAGACAGTCACTGTAGATTCACAGTACGACTGCCCTACAAAAATATTTACCATCTTAACGACAAGACAAATCTGCGTAGTTATAGATCGTATCCGGATAAATAAGTGTATAAGAATAGGTGAAAACAACATGCGTGATGTATTAGATATTATTACAAACATTGAAAGTATATACGAAAGTGATACTGCTTTAAGTGTTTTAAAAGACTTTGAACGTGTATTAGACGAATTAGATCTATATGTGTATGCTAACTGGGAAGATGGCGAGTTAGTTGAAGGTCCTAAAATAGAAAGACATTGGGTTAAGGCTTCTTTTATGTGGCCTAAGGACAAAATGCCTGATCCAGCAGGTGGTAAAAGACTGCTAGATTATGACTGTTATGTTTCGTATGAAAAAACAGCTATTTTAAAACCACGAAAAATTAAAGAACCAGACGATATTCGTCCAGGTACTAAAAAGGGCAAACTAGATAGAGAACCAGTTTGGGTAGTAACTATTAAAATGCCGAAAGAACTTATCTTAAATATCTATAGTGGATACAAAGAGCAATTAGACTTTACTAGTGAACCAGCAGTTGCAACAACACAACCAGCAGTTGACGATGTTGCACAAGAAGGCGAAACAGCCGCTGTTGAAGGCGGTGCAATGTAATGGGATTAATAGCTGGAGACCTTAACGATTTAGTATTACCTGTATTTGAGATTGATAGTTTCAAATCAAAGATGGGTGATGACAAAGACATCGTAGTATGTAGCTTTAGTTGTATGTCTGAAGCACCTGCAAAAGACTTAATGAACTTCTTTGAAAAAGGATATCCATATGTACTTGATGCAGATGTTACATCAGGAGAACAAACTGATGGTACTTACAAAGTATTTGTAGAAATTGAACGTCATAAAGATGTTCCAACGCAAGTATTAGAAATGCTAGACGGTGTTGGCAAGTTAGCTAATATAGATAAATTTAAATTTCGTTATTACAAAAGTTTTAAAAGTCAAGACGCACAAATGGAAAACATTTCAGCAACAGTTCCATTAGATAAAAGTGCATATGAAATTAAAGTAAACGAAAACAACATGGACAACTACAAGAACTTCTTTAATAAGAGTTATCTTGATAGTATAGACTTAAAAGAAAATAAAATTAAGTTTAGTAAGATATGGGCTGATACACTTACTTACAATGTTGTAGATTTTGGTAAAAGTAGTGACATAGAAACTACAATTACTGAAAAATATGATGTCAATTCTTTCGCAGAAATAATTTTCCTTACTAAATATATTGGAGACTATAATATATCTAAGTATGGAGATAATTTACTAATCGAAAATAATGGTTATACTGTAGTCCTAAAAAAATAGGAAACCATAAAATGCAAGAAAATTACGATAAGTGTTTAGAGACAATTTTACACCACGAAGGTGGATATGTAAATCACCCTAGCGACCCAGGTGGGGAAACAAACATGGGTGTTACCAAAAAAGTTTATGTAGCGTTTGGCGGAACTAAGGATATGAAAGACTTAGAGTTCAACGATGTTGCACCTATCTACAGAAAAAACTACTGGGATAGATTAAAGTGTGATAATGTACCAGTAGGGTTAGACCTATGTTTATTTGACTTTGGTGTTAATGCAGGTACAGGTCGAAGTGCTAAATTTTTACAACGTATGATTGGTACTACTGCTGATGGCGGTATTGGACCGAACACACTTAAAAAACTAGCTGACTATATTGATACACACGGACTTGAAGAAACTATTAAAGAGTTCCAAGAAGACCGTCAAGACTACTACGAAAAACTATCTACGTTTAAAACGTTTGGTAGAGGGTGGACAAGACGAGTAGAAGAAACAACGGAACTTGCTTTGTCAATGGTATGAGTCAGTACTGCCAAAACTGCGGAAGACAGCACGAAGGTAGACTAATTGAAACGTTTACAGACGGTGATGGAAAGCCAATTGAAATTATCGTCTGTGAGCAACACAGATACGAGGTGAAAGATGATAGGATCGATTAAAATTGCATTAGTAATTATTATGATGGCCGGTGCCGGTGGCGGTGTTGTCTACGTAAAAAACTTAAAAGCTGATCTTGCGACATCAGAAGCAAACAATTTAAAATTAGAACAAAGTGTTGAAAGTCAAAAAGAAGTAATTGCACAAGCAAAAGCTGACTTTGAATCACAAAGAAAAATTACAGCTACTTTAGATGCACAGAACAAAGCATTACAAGCTGAATTTACAGCGTTAGATAAACGCTTTAATAAAATCAACGGTCAAGGTGAAGTACGTGACATAGGCAAACTTGCAGATGAGCGTCCTAAATCAGTTGAACGTGTTATTAACGGTGCGACTACAAAAGCAATGAGATGTGTAGAAATTGCTATGGGGTCGCCATTAACGGAGAAAGAGAAAAATGCTACTAAAAAGTCTGAAATCAACTCAGAGTGTCCTAGTATTGCTAATCCTAAGTACATTCCTTATTAGTGGATGTAGTTCTGTTAAGCAACTAGAGATCTTTAAAACAGAAGTTCCTAGAGAACCTCTTGCGTTACCTCAACCGTTAACTCCAAAGCTAGAAGAAATCAAATGGACTATCATTACTAGTGAAAACGCTGAAGAAGTGTTTGAAAAACTTAAAGCAGGTGGTGTTGATCCTGTATTATTTGGATTAACAGATGACGGCTACGAAGCTCTAAGTAAAAACTTTGCACAGATACGTGCATACATGCTACAACAAGACGAAATTATTAAATCTTACAAAGAATATTACGAGTCTACAGATAAAAGCAAAACTAAGAAGTAATGCGTATATGGGCGGTCTTGGTTTTGATTGCCCTATTAGCCTCATGTGCTAAGAATAAATGTTCTGTCCGTCCTGGTGCAGACGTTGATATTGATTCCCTTACAAAAGAAGGTATTGTAGTATCGCCCAAAGGCGAGATGACTTGCTCCTTCTGATAAATACTAACATAATACACAGGGATACACTATGATCGAAATGATAGAACGCATGGCTAGTGATAGACTATGGATATATACCGCTATTGCCGGCAGTATATTTGGGGCATTATTCATTGCATATATGAGAGATACTCGTATTGCACTATGGGTATTTGGCAAATGGGACACACTTTTAGACACAATTAGAGATAGATATGGTTGGACATGGTTCAATCAAGATCCTGATGCTTGGAAAAAGGTAAACCCAAACATTGCTCGTAAGATTGACGAGCTTGAAAATCGTATACAGAACTTAGAAAATAAAAGGAAAAAATAATGTCAGCACAAGATGATAAAAACAGAGCAGAAGCCCAGAAACGTGATGCTCAAAATCAAATAAACCAACATAACTCAGAAAAAGCTAACGCAGAAAATCAAAAGAAATCTGCACAACAAGAAGCTAACACAGCTAACACAAACAAAACACACGCACAAGACGAACAAAAGACTGCACAACAGCAACAACAGGCGGCTGAAGCGGCACACAATCAAGCAATTAAAGATCATGATGATGCTCTTGCAAAACAGCAAAAAGCAGATGACGATTATGCGGCGGCCCAGGCACAAGTTGCACAAGCTGAAGCAATGGTACAAGATGTGTCAAGACCACAGTACTCAATTCAAGTTGCTGACCACGCTGAAACATCAGTTGGTGAAACAGTAGGTGACGAACATGCAGGTGCTAGTTATGAAGCTGGTGCAAGTGCAAGTTATGACGCAAGTGCAAGTGCAGGTTATGAAGTAACTGACCACAGCGTTGCAGTTGGTGCTGAAGCAAGTGTACACGCAGAAGCAAGTGCAAATGCAGGCGCTGAAGCTCATGCTGAACAAGAAATTGTTCCAGGTGTAGATGCTCACGCTGACGCAAGTGCTGAAGCAGAAGCTAAAGCAAGTGCAGATGCAGAAGCACACGCAAAAGCAAGTGGCGGTTGGGACGGCAGTGATGCAACAGCGGCGGCAACAGTAGGTGCAAGTGCAAGTGCAGATGTAACAGCAACAGGATCAGTAGATGGTAGTGTTGGTATCGACACACCTGTAGGTGATCTTAGTGTTGATGCAGGTGCAGAAGGTACAGCAGGTGCTCATGCTGAAGCATATGCAGAAGCAGGCGGACATGCAAGTGTTGGTGAACATGGTGTTGACGTAGGCGGTGGTGCTATTGCAGGTGCTAACGTTGGAGTTGATGCTGAAGGTTCAGCACACGTAGGTGGAGCAACAGTTTCCGGTGGTGCTGGTGCAAGTATTGGTGGACAAATTGGTGCTCAAGGTTCAGCACATGCTACATACGAAGATGATACAATCTCGTTTGGTATTGACGGACAAGCGGCTTTGCTAGTTGGACTAGATGTTGACATGAATGTTGATATTGATATTGGACCACTAGTAGATGGTGCTAACGCTATTATGAACGCAGGCGGAACAATGGACGAAGCATTGAACCATGTAACTGATGGCATTGACAAAGCACAAGAAGAAGCAATAAAAGTTGCAAACCAAGCACAAGCAGTTGCTAAACAAGGCGAAAAAGCGGCGAAAACAACAGTAGATGCATGTAATTCAGCAGTAAATGCTACTGAAGATGCAATTAACCAAACTGGTCAAGCAATGACTGATGCGGCTAATGCAGTTGCACATTGGGGTAACGAAGTAGGTAAGTGGACTACAAGTGTATTTAATGCTAATAACGCTGTTAAAGCGGCTAACAGCACTATTAACGCATGTAACAGCGCCATTAACGCATGTAACAATACTATTAATCAAGCAAATAATGCCATTAATAGTGCAACAAAAGCTATCAATGACGCGGCTAATACAGTTTCAAATACAGCTAAGAAAGGCTGGAAGAGTGTTAAAAAAGCATTCAAGTGGTAGAAACAGTTAACTAAAATTAGAAAGGTTGTTTGATTTATTTTGGACAACCTTTCCTTTTGACTGATAAATAGTACAGTAGGAGAAATAAAATGAACCCTTTTGATCAATTTGGAATGGATCTAACAGATGTGTTGGCTCCATGGATAGCGATACTAATTAGTATCTCGTTAGCCTTTTGGTTTAAGGATTTTTCAGCTAATTTAATGAGCGGATTAAAGTTCAAAATGAATCCTGCTTTTAATGAGGGCGATCATATTATATTAGATGGCGATGATGCTATTATAGTTAAAATAGGATTGCGTGAAAGTGTGTTTGGTGTTTATGGTACACGTGGTTACACTTGGAGATATATTCCAAACGACCGCATTAAGTTTCACAAGTTAGAAAAACTTATCAATAAAGATCTACACTTAGATTCTGCGGCCGAAAAAGGTAGACGCCTACAAGAGATGATCGATCAAGCACAGAGTGATGCGATTAAGAATAACAAAGATAATATAGAGAAAATTAAAAATGGAAAAAGAGATTAAAGAAATCAAAACTGATGCCAAAGTGAAAGAAGATACTGCGGTAAAGAAAGTTAAATTCGAACTAGAAGTAGATACTAATGTAGTTGATAGTGGTAAGAACCCTTATATGCATCTTATCTTTTTAGCAAGGGCTGTAGATGCATGGAGAATTTTTCCAAGAATCTTTTTATCAGTTTATATCTACTTACTGTATGATGTTACAACATGGTTTATGAACTTACCTGAACCTAACTTAGAGCAATCAGGTTTGGTTAGTATTGTTGTTGGTGCAGGTGCGGCATGGTTTGGTTTATACGCAGGTACTTCTAAGAAGAATCCAGACAAATAGAGCTTGACAAAAGCCTAAGATAAGTATATAATACTACTATGGATTATTACGAACTTTTAGGCGTTCCAAGAAACGCTACAGAATCAGATCTTAAGAAAGCATACAAGAAACAAAGTATGCAACACCACCCTGACCGGAATGGTGGAAGTGATTCTAAGTTCAAAGAAATCAATGAGGCATACTCAGCACTAAAAGATCCACAGAAACGGCAAATGTATGATCAATACGGTACTGCTGATCCTCAACAAGCACAAGCACAACAACAAAGTCATTTTTCACAACAGTTTGGAGGTGCTCAATTTGAAGATATTTTTGGACAAATGTTTGGACAACATCAGACCCGTAGACAAATGCACAACCAAGATATAACTATTGCCGCAGATATTGATTTTGAAGATATTGTAAATGGTAAAGATGTTATTGCTACATATAGACTACCAAGCGGTAGAGAAGAAACAGTAGAAATTAAACTTCCTCGTGGATGTAGACCTGGTGATAGAATACGTTATGCAGGTATGGGTAGCGACTTACACCCTCATGCTCCAAGAGGCGATTTACACGTTCAGTTAAGAGTCAGAAGACACCCCGAGTACACCGCAGATGGCATAAATTTATATATAGACAAGAAGTTAAATTTATTTGATTTCGTTTTAGGCACAAACTTAACTATTAAAACAATTCACAATCGTACATTAAGTGTTAATGTACCGGCAGGTTCCAACCCAGGCACAGTTTTTAGTATTGGAGGTCAAGGTTTACCTGATAGGCGTTCAGGACAAACGGGCAACTTATATATTAAAGTATTAGGTATTACACCTAAAATAAACGATGAAAAAATTAGAGAACAGTTAAGAAAAATACAAGATGAAACTAGAACTACTTAGATTCCCTGATCCATTTTTAAACAAAAAGGTTGCACCTTTTGACTTCGACAAGTACGATGCTAAACAAATCGAAGCTGATATGATTGCAATAATGAATAAAGAAAATGGGGTAGGCTTAGCCGCAAACCAAGTTGGACTTGATGCACAGATATTCATCATAAAGCCAGAAGGGTTAGATGGGTATGAAGACAATAAACCTTTTGCATTAATTAATCCTGTAATTACAGCAGTAAGTCAAGATACTGTACTAGGTGAAGAAGGTTGTTTAAGTTTTCCATTATTGTTCTTTAAAGTTAAAAGACCAACAGGAATGGTAATAGAGTGTCTTGACTCTAGCGGTAAAGAGTGTACAATAGAGTTAGTAGGTTGGAATGCAAGAATTGCAGGACATGAATACGATCACTTATATGGAATTAATTACGTTGACCGTGTAAGTAAATTAAAACTCGACATTGCTAAGAAGAAGCAATCAAAATTATTAAAAAGATTTGGAGCCTATATAAAATAATGGTAGAACCTAGCGAAAATTTACAGAAAATATTTGATAAAGCATTAGATGTAACTAAGAAACTCAATCACGAATATCTTACATTAGAACATTTGTTGTTTTCAATGTTATGTGAAGAAGACTTTTCAAACATTGTATCAGGATTCAATCAAGTAGATCCCGATTTTATGAAAAAGAATGTTGAAAACTTTCTTAAAACAAAGTGCAACGACTTGTTAATGACTGACGTTGCAAATCTTCCTAAGAAATGGAAGCCTAAGAAAACACAAGCAGTAGAACGTGTACTAAACAGAGCGTTTACACAAGTGCTATTCAGTGGACGTAACAGTATTGAAGTTACTGATGTATTCTTAAGTATGTTTAACGAAAAGAAAAGTTGGGCATTGTACTTTATTAACGAAGTAGGTATTGAAAAAGAAAAGTTTGCAGACTATCTAAACAATGAACTTGAAGCAAATTATGAAGATGAAGAAATGCAAGGCATGGCTAATCGTGCATTGCGTTCGTTTACAACTAATCTTAATATTGATGCTGAGACAGGTAAAATTGATCCTGTTATTGGACGCTCAGAAGAACTTGAAAACATTGCACTAGCAATAGGACGTAGACAAAAGAACAACGTACTACTAGTTGGTGAACCAGGCGTAGGTAAAACTGCTATTGCAGAAGGACTTGCATACAATATTGTACAAGGTAACTGTCCTGAATTCCTTAAAGAATATAACGTATACAATTTAGACATTGGTAGTATGTTAGCAGGTAGTAAGTACAGAGGTGACTTTGAAGAAAGATTTAAATTAGTTATTGCTGGCCTTAAGAAGAAAGGCAAAACTATTATGTTCATTGACGAAGCACACATGATTAGTGGTGCAGGTGCAGGCGGACAAGGTCAATCAAACGACTTAGCTAATATGTTAAAGCCTATTCTTACAAAAGGTAATATTAAAGTTGTAGCAAGTACTACATGGGAAGAATATAGAAAGTTCTTTGAAAAAGATCGTGCATTAATGCGTAGATTTGCTCGTGTAAGTGTTGATGAACCTAGCAACGAAATTACTAGAGATATTTTACAAGGTATTAAAAAGTATTACGAAGAATTTCACAAAGTATCTATTACAGATGAAGCTATTGATACTGCAATTAAACTTAGTGTGAAGTATCAAACAGATAAGAAGCTACCTGACAAAGCTATTGACTTATTAGACGTAGCATGTTCAAGATTTAAACTTAAAGAAGAGCCAAACAAAACAGTTGGTATGAAAGAAATACAGTTTGAACTTGCTAAGATGATTAACATGCCTAAAGAACAAATTATGGAAACTGAAACTAGTAACCTTGCTAACTTAAACCATAATATGAAAGCTGAGATTTACGGACAAGACGAATCAATTGATAGTATTGTTGATAAGATTCACGTAGCACAAGCAGGACTTAAATCAGATAATAAACCTATTGGTTCGTTTGTGTTTATGGGTCCAACAGGTGTAGGTAAAACTGAAACAGCAAAACAACTTGCAAAACAATTAGGTGTAAAACTAATTAGATTTGATATGTCAGAGTATCAAGAGAAGCATAGTGTTGCTAAATTAATTGGTTCACCTCCAGGATATGTAGGCTTTGAAGAAAATAGTGGCTTACTAATTACTAAAGTACAAGAGAATCCAAACTGTGTATTACTACTTGATGAAATTGAGAAGTCACACCCAGATGTAAGTTCATTATTATTACAAATTATGGACAATGGATTTGTTACAGGTAGTAACGGTAAGACTGCTGACTGTAGAAATGTTGTACTAATTCTTACAACTAACTTAGGATCTGCAGAAGCTGAAACTAATGCAGTAGGCTTTGGCGAGATGGAAAAAGATCACGATGATGGTGAGCTTAAAAAGTTCTTTGCTCCAGAGTTTAGAAACAGACTAGATGGTATTATGACATTTGGTAAGTTAGATAAGAACACAATGATTAAAATTGTTGGTAAGTTCTTAGTTGATCTTAAAGTTATGTTAACTGACAAAGGTGTTGAAACTACTATATCAGACGAAGCTATTGACTTCTTAATTGATAAAGGCTTTGATAGCAAGATGGGTGCAAGACCACTACAACGTGTTATTGATAACGATATTAAAACGCCATTGTCTAAAGTGTTATTGTTTGGTGATCTTAAAAATGGTGGTACATTACATATTAATGTTAAAGATGGTGCATTTGATTTACAAACAGTAAAGAGTAAATCCAAGGAGCCAGAAACAGTTGATCAAAATTGACAGTACTAAATTATTTTTCGACAAGTACAAGTATAAAGTTGATTTAAACAATGCTTTAGGTTTTGTTTTTAGAAACAAAAACTTTACTTTAGCAAGAAAATCTATAGACGAAGCCATACTCCAATCAGATACAGGTAATGTGAAATGGGGTATTGGCTTACGTCAAATAGTTGTTAACTCAGAAGACTTAGCAGACTTACAACTACTCCTTTCAGAATTTACAAAACAAAAAGAAAAGTTCACACTTCGTTGTGAAAGTTATCACTTAGGCATTTACACTAACAATTTTGAATGGTGTAAAGAGTTAGATAAGAAATTAAACGCAGTAACTACAGTACACATGCCAATCAACGATGTAGATTTACCTAAGGGCGTTATAATTAATGACACTATCAACTTTGCATATAAAATTACACTCAATGGTACAAGTGATCCAAACTTAGCTGACTTCTGTATTAAGAATAAAGATAAGATTAAGATAGGTAATCGTGTTTTAAGTGATATTAAACGTGGTTATAACTTGAAAGGTATGTACATGTATGTTAAAGATCAAGGCACTATAACACTAATTAGACTGTTCTTAAAGAAGGATTTGATGCGAATCGACAAAATAGTAAGTAGTAAAGATCTAGATAAATAACTATATGTCCAATAGCACAACAATATTAACAGCAAACACACACCCAGGGGATAGTACAACTGAGACTATCACAGGTGAAAAGTTTAAAGGAGACGGCTACTACGGTCGTGCAGATGGTTTTCATACTGTACAATATAACCTATTAGCTTTTAACGGAACCATTAAGATGCAGGGAACGTTAGCAGTAACACCTACAGACAATGATTGGTTTGATATAACTAATACAGATGTAACAGGGTCCGACGGTAATTTCTTTAAGAATTTTACTGGCAACTTTGTTTGGGTAAGGGTGTTAGCAGTTTACACATCAGGCGCAGTAAATAGTGTACTGTTAAACCACTAGGAGATAAGATGGAACATTTTGTAAGAATAGTAATGGAGAAACAGGAGACTACTAAGTTATTAGACGAAAGTATTTTTCCTGATCAAAACCTTTACGAAACTGAGCAAGGCGGTACAGCATGGGAGATTGCTTTACCAAGACAACTTTCAGAAGAAGAATCAACCGAGTACGCTAACAGACTAGCAAACTATATGTTTGAACAAGGTTACGATGACTTTGATATTGAAATTAGTGCAGGACTTGGCGAAGATATTATTGAAGAAACATATGATGACGATGATGAGTTTTACGAGCAGTACGGCGTTATGCATTGGAACGAAGATGATGATCCAATGGACGAAGCAGAGTACCAAGGACGTAAAGTAAAACTTGGAAAGCCTATGCAAGGCGATGTTAAAAAATTTAAAGTATATGTAAAAGATCCTAAAACAGGTAATGTTAAAAAAGTAAACTTTGGACACGGCGGAAGTAGTGTTAAAGGTAAAGCTATGAGCATTAAAAAGAATAATCCAAAAAGACGTAAGAGCTTTAGAGCAAGACATAACTGTGATAATCCAGGACCACGTACTAAGGCACGTTACTGGTCATGTAGGAAGTGGTAACATGAAGATAAACGAGTTTGCGGATATAGATCCAACAAAAGAAAATGATTTAGGATTTGATGTCATTGGTGACATGCAAGTGTTTATGAAGAATGACCCAATGTTCTATCGCAAACAGTATTATCCAACAATGGCAAAACTACAAGATAAATTAAAGGGTGGCAGAAGTCCTGTACCAGATGATTTATCTGGTATGATTGACACCGGTTGTAAACATTACTGTAACAAATTTGATATTCCTAAAGATCCTTCGAAACTTTTAACTAAAGAAGAATATAACTCATTAGCAGAAATAATCTGTAGCGAGGAAATGGAAGCCCTTAGAGACGGAGAGTACTAATGTTTTTACGTGAGTTATTTGAAGCACCTAAGACTGCGGTGTTTGCATTTGGTAGAATGAACCCTCCTACAATAGGACATGCTAAATTAGCTGACGTAGTTAAATCACAAAAGGGTGATCCTTTTTTATTTTTAAGCCAGACACAAAAACCTAAAACAGATCCGCTACCATTCCCAGAAAAGATGTACTTTGCATCTAAAAGTTTTCCAGGAGTTGAAGTAGGTGATCCTAAAGTAAAAACTATCATACAAGCTATGCAAAGTCTAGAAGCTAAAGGCTATACAGACATTATATACGTAGCAGGTTCAGATAGAGTTGATTCATTTACTAAACTATTAAATGACTACAACGGTAAAGATTATAAGTTTAACAGTATTAATATTGTAAGTGCAGGCGAACGTGATCCCGATGCAGAAGGTGCTGAAGGCATGAGTGCAAGTAAAATGAGAGCCGCGGCACAAGAAGGTGACTTTGATAGTTTCAAACAAGGTGTTGCTAATCCACAGATGGCACAACAAATGTACGACCAAGTTAGAAAAGGCATGGGCGTAGCACAAGACGAAAATGTTAAAGAATGGGTAGCACCTGCATTAAGTGCTTTGAAGTACGGAAAACATGCAGTTAAAATTGCTAAATGGCTTTACAATAATAAATGGGCAATTACATTCTTTGTAGGGTTATGGAAAGTTGGCGGTTGGGTTGCTGATGCTATGGCCTGGGCTAAACGTTTCTTAGATCATCCTGTTACAAAAGCATTAGGCACATATGGACTTCCAGCAGTAGGTATTGCTGTAGCACTATATGGTGGTAGAAAATTATACATGCAACTAGTAGATATGGAGAAGAAAGGTCTAAGCCAAGAAGAAATGGAAAAAGAACTTACAGAGTTCAAACCAGACACTTCAGAAGCAGATGCATTTGAAAAAGAGTTAGAAGCATTTAACGACAAATATTTTGCTACTGAAAGTTTAGACGAATATAGTGTAAAGCAACAAAGACCAAAACTTGATGTAATTAACAACATTGCTGATCGCAAAGATAGTAAACCTTTTCCATTAAGTTACAAAGATACAGGTGGTGCAAGTAGCGGCGGTCAAGTATTAATTACTCCACAAGACGCACAGAAGTTTATTAAGTTTTACGATAGCAGATCTGAAGATGAACAAGAGCTAATGCAAAAAGCATTAAAGAGTGTTAACGGTATTAAGAACTTATTTGCAAATACCTTAAACATCAAAGTAGGTGTTAAAGTACCAAACAATAAAGATATTTCAACACAAGACCCATTAGACAGACTTAAAGCTAACTTAACTAAAGAAGCACAAAATAGTAACTTAGAACAAGACTTAATTGATATGTACAAAGGAGACGGCGAGGCTGGTCTTGCAATGTACATGGTTGACTATTTAAAGTTTACAGAAAAAGAAGTTTCACAAGCATTTAAAAAAGCAGGCGGTGATATCTATAAAATGATTAGTAACGTTGCCGCTATGAAAAGCGAAGGTGAAAACATTCCTAATCCTAAAGACACATTTCTTACAAAGTCTGATACAGCATACGATTTTTTACGTGTAGGCAAAACTATTTCTAATTTAGATGCCGCACCTAAAGATGCTAACAGAGACGAACCAGATGTTATGATTGTACCAATGGGTGGCAAAAAAGAAAAAGAACATCTTAAAAAAGGCCTTAAGCGTGTAGGTTATAAAACACAAGACGCTGACAAAGACGGTGATGATGCACATGTAGATGAAAACTTTGCCGACGGTAAAAAAAAGGGTAAAAGTCGTCCAGGAAGAGTAAAGAAGTCAGGTGCAAGTTGTAACGGTACAGTAACACAGTTACGCAAACGTGCAAAGAATGCGTCAGGTGAGAAAGCGAGGATGTATCATTGGTGTGCAAACATGAAGGGTGGCAAGAAGAAATAAGTGACGAATATCCAGATGGGTATAGTCGCAAGTGGCGTGAGTTTGAAATAAAACATTACGTAAAAAAATTAAAAGAACACGAAGCTCGTCGTGCAAGTACAAATGAGCGTCAGGAATATTGGGATGGATATAAAAACTCTACAAAGACTAGCAGGGATTAACGAGTTTTCAGGTTATACTGAATACAACATTAATGAAAATCCTAGCGTTACTGCAACTGCTCTAAAGAAGAAAGAAAAAGCTATGGGAGTTAAACCAGGTGATCAAGATTGGTTTAAACTTTGGTTTAGTAGACCTTATATGACTAACCAAAATATGCCGCAGGGCTTTAGAGGACGTAAAAAGAAATGAGATGGTATGAGATATCAGAAGGCGTAGGACGCATTGTAAAAGGTGTTAACACAACTCCTGATGTCGGAGTGGATCAAACTAGTATTGAAGCAAAGAAATTTGGTAATTCGGTTGACAAAGATGGAAAGCCGTTGTATACTATGCATAAGAAAGCACATAAAAATACAAAACCAAACACTTTATTTAATATGGGGATGACAGAGTCGCAAATAAAAGAAATAAAAGCTAAAGAACTATCAGCAGTTAGTGAAATCTATGTAGACATGGACGGTGTATTAGCTGACTTCTTTCCAGCTTGGAAAAAGATAGTAGGTAAAGATTGGCGACAGATTACAGATATTGAAAGTGCATTACAAACAATTAGAGATAAAGAAGATTTTTGGTTATCATTACCATTAACAAATAATGCTCAGAACTTATTAAACATTATTAAAGATTTAAAAGGCGAGTACAAAATATTAAGTGCTCCGTTAGCTAATGATCCTAAAGCAGAACCACACAAACGTGAATGGGTCAAAAAGAATCTAGCATTTTTTCCACCTAAAGAAGTTATTATATCCGCAGACAAATATAAGTGGGCTAAACAGCCTGATGGTACACCTAACATACTAATTGACGACTTTGGATCTAATATTAGAAACTGGGAAGCTAAGGGCGGAGTTGGATTTAAACATAAAGACCACAAGTTTGAACGTACTGCTGGACTATTAAAAGATTACTTTAATAAGCCTGTAGATGAACGTGAACTAGATAAAGGTGAAGAAACAGAAAAAGAACGTATAGTAAAGGGCATGAAAAAGAATAAAGGCGACTTTAAGAAGCGTTACGGCAAAGATGCTGAAGCAGTTATGTATGCAACAGCAACTAAGATGGCTAAATCAGGATAAATAATGTTATGTTAATACGTGAACTATTTCAAAAAGACCTAGAAGAAACTGCTACAGCAGGTGGTACAAGTGCAGGTGCTATAGCAACTGTAGCTAATCCAATACATGCACATGGGCAAATACCACGTGATAAGAACGGTGTACCTAAAAAGAAATCTAAGAAAAAAGCAGACGGCACAGTGGTTAATGCACTAGATGCGTCAGACAGTTTCTTTGGTGGCAAAGTAGCTAAACGATAAATACTATTAGAGAGATAAAGTGATGGATATGAATAAGAAACAATTAAAAGAAGGTTTAGCAGACATGGCTTACAAAGCTGAGTCAGACCATGAAGTACAAATGGCTAGAGCTGAATTATACAAGATTGCAAAATACAGTATCAAACTACATGAAATGCTTAAAGGCGTTGACGAGTCAGCAGGCTTAGAAGGTTGGGTACAAAGTAAAATTACTAAAAGTGCAGATTATTTAGGTAGTGTTTATCATCACTTAGACTATCAATTTAAATTTGACGAAGTAGCAGAAGCAGTAAACGAATCTAAAAAAGACACACATTGTTCAGACAAGTGTTGTGGTTCAGATGTTAAAAGAGAAGACTGTGAATGTTCAGCAAGTTGCGAACATTGTAACTGTAATGACCCTAAAGTAGACGAAGGTAAGTACAAGAACGATGCACAACGTAAGGCAGTACATGCTTCAAAGAACGAAAAGAAAAAGAACGAATCATACAAAGAATCACTAGCAAGTAGACTAAGTGAAAAAGTTAGCACATGTTGTTCAGATTGTGGCAAAGATAGTTACACTACATTAAATCTTTCAGCTGAAGAATTAGATGAAGTAGCTGGTCCTGATAAATGTTGGAAAGGCTATAAGAGAGCTGGAACACAAAAAGGTACTGGTAAGAATGCAGGCAAACGTGTTAACAAGTGCGTAAAGGCATAACATGAAGATTACGGATCTAATGGAAGCACCTCCCGGAGGTTGGCTTAATACCAAAGCAGTACTAGGTAAAGCAGATGACTTGGTTAGAAATAACCGATTAGGTAAAGGCCTAGCTAATACTAACACAGCAATTTCTAAAAAGTATGGTGGAGCTCATGGTAACAAAGCACCAATTGATCCAGCAGGCGGCATTGATGATAAAGAAACAGATGATTGGATTGCAGGCAAAGATACTAAAGATACTAAAGATCCAAAACCAAAAGCACCAGCACCAACAGGTGCAAAAGCATTAGACAAAGCACCAACTAAAGATCCTAAATCAATTGATGATTTAAAACCAGGTAGTGCATACAACGATGGCACAGCAACTTGGACATGGACTGGAACAGATTGGAGTGACGGTGCAGTTAAACTAGATCCTGCAACAGGATTTAAACAATTTAAAAAAGCTAAAAACAAATTTGTAAAAGAAGCACCAGGTGCGACACCAGCGGCTGAACCAGATGCACAACAACCAGATCCAAAACAAGCACAACAGGTTGCACAAAAAGCAACAGCATTAAAAGGTGTTGTTGGTGGTAAAGCAAGTGGTGCTCAAGTTGCAAAAGGATTAGATAAAGTTGCGGCTGGTGAAACATTACCGCCAAACATTATTAAAGCGATTGCTCCATATGCAACTGCTATTCAAACTATGATGTCAAATCCTCAACTGTTTGGTAAGTTCAAAGCACTTATGAAACAAGCTGAAGCTGGACAGAACCAGCAATAACAATACCTTAAACACCCCTACATAAATAATTGCATGTTACCAAACGTGCAAACTTTAGAGTTCAAAGAACAAGCAGAAGTCTTTACCTACGTATACGAGGATGCCGAAAAGCTGAATCCAATACTAGCGGATAAGATTAGATCTAGAGGCGATGCTCAATATCGCAAAACAAATGTTCAAGCAGACATGACTGAATGGACAATGTTTAAAGATCCTGATTTTGAAAAGATTGTAAATTTTGCTATCGATGTTGTAAAGAACGGCCTCGAACACAAAAACTTAGGTACATACGAAGTTACTGACTGTTGGGGTGCAATATATCAAAAAGGCGATAGTTGTAATGCACACGCACATCATCCTGCTATTTGGAGTTTTGTATATTATGTACAAGCTACTCCAGATGATTCACCGTTAGTGTTTCCTACAAGCGGTAATGCAATCTATCCAAATCCAGGGTTAATGATTGTGTTTCCTGGTTGGGTATCACATAGTGTTCCAGAACAGCAGAGAGATGAAGAACGGATAGTAGTAGCAGGTAATTTAACAATTAATCGTCCACAAGCGGAATAAAGTTGTTGACAAACAATAATAGTTCGTGTATAATACATATAACAATTAAGGAGATACTATGAGCGATAGAACATATGGTGCTGAAGAAAAAGCCAAACTAGAAAGATTGGTTAACGAAGGTGTAACCGTTTTACAAGAAGTAGAAGATCTAAATACAGGTCTAAAAGATACTGTAAAAGCAGTAGCAGAAGAACTAGACATTAAGCCTAGTTTGATTAATAAAGCAATTAAGATTGCACAAAAAGGTGAGTGGCATAAAGTTGCTGACGAATTTGATGATTTAGAAACACTAGTAGCCACAGTTGGCAGGGACAAATAAATTTTGAATAGAGCAATCGATTTTTTTAAAACAAGTTATAGGCTAAGTCCTGTTGCATTTTATTGCGAAATGGTTGAGGCATTGTTCTTAATCTCAGCAAGTGCAATACTGAGCTTTACTATACTAGATCCCGCAACAACAATATTTGTACCATTATATTTGGTTGGAAGTCTTTTGGGTATTGTTAGTGCAGTTATTAGACAAGCGGCATTTGTAATTATACTATGTTCTTGGTTCTCAGCAATGAACCTATGGGCATTAATACAGTTGTTTGTAATATGAAATATATGGTTGACATAGATGGAACTATCTGTTATAATAGTAACAGTGAGTATGAATTTAGTGAACCAGACGTACAACGTATACAACATTTTAATAAGTTGTATAATGAAGGCAATGAAATACATTATTGGACTGCTAGAGGCGGTACTACAGGCAGAGATTGGAGTGAGCTTACTAAAGACCAATTTGCGGAGTGGGGTGTGCTATACACAACATTAAGTTTTAGAAAGCCACACTATGACATTTGGATTGATGATAAGGCAAGAGAGGCGAATGAATATTTTAAAGAAGAAGGTAATCGTCGGCCATAAGCGACAGTATTGGTTTTTGTCAGCCCCAAGTGACATGCAAGGAGAAGATATATGAGTTATGTAGACGCACAGTTCGATCGTGATCAAGATGTGATCAGAGTAGTTGAACGAAAAGATGGTAAACGTTCCTACACAGAATACCCAATCAAATATACATTTTATTATAAAGATCAACGTGGTAAGTACAAAAGTATTTACGGTGATCCATTAAGTAGAATTGTTGCTAAAAACACAAAACAGTTTCGTAAAGAACTAGCTATTAACAATACTAAAGAATTGTTTGAAAGTGATATTAATCCAATCTTCCAATGTTTAAGTGAAAACTATTTAAATGTAGATTCGCCTAAGTTGAATGTTGCGTTTTTTGATATTGAGACTGACTTTGATCCTGAACGTGGCTTTGCTGATCCTAGTGATCCGTTTATGCCTATTACTGCTATTAGTGTACACTTACAATGGTTAGATACATTAGTTACATTTGCTATGCCTCCAAAAGGCTTAACTATGGAAGAGGCTCAAGAAGAAGTTAAAGAATTTCCTAACACATACTTGTATGAAAAAGAAGGAGATATGTTAGAAGCATTCCTTGACATTATACAAGATAGTGATATACTTACAGGTTGGAACAGTGAAGGTTATGATATTCCGTATACTGTCAATCGTGTAAAAAGAGTTTTAAGTAAAGATGACACAAGACGTTTTTGTTTATGGAAACAACTTCCTAAGAAACGTGAGTATGAAAAGTATGGGCGTAAAGCTGAAACTTATGACTTAATAGGTAGAGTGCATTTAGATAGTTTAGAATTATATCGTAAGTACACCTATGAAGAACGCCACACATACAGACTTGATGCTATTGGTGAACTTGAGATTGGTGAAAACAAAACTGTATACGAAGGTACATTAGATCAACTTTATAACAACGACTTTAAAACGTTTATTGAATACAATAGACAAGACGTTGCACTACTAGACAAATTAGATAAGAAACTAAAGTTTATTGACCTTAGTAACGAACTAGCACACAGTAACACAGTTTTACTACAAACTACTATGGGTGCAGTTGCAGTTACAGAACAAGCTATTATTAACGAAGCACATCACAGAGGACTACAAGTTCCTAACAGAGTAAAACGTGAGCCTGGTAGTGATCCTGCCGCAGGTGCTTATGTTGCATTTCCTAAAAAAGGTGTACACAAGTGGATTGGTTCAATGGACTTAAACAGTCTGTATCCTAGTGTTATTCGTGCATTGAATATGGATCCAGCAACAGTTGTTGGACAACTACGTCCAGACTTAACTAACGCAATGGTTGAAGATGCAATGACACTACAGAAGAAGTCATTTGCAGGTGCTTGGGAAGGCCGCTTTGGTACTATTGAATACGAAGCAGTTATGGAGCAGAAGAAAGACATTAGTATTACTGTTGACTTTGAAAATGGTGAAAGTGAAATGCTTAGTGGTGCTGAGATATACAAATTAATATTTGATTCGCACAAGCCGTGGATGCTAACTGCTAACGGAACTATCTTAACTAATGAGTTTGATGGAGTTATTCCAGGACTACTTAAACGTTGGTATAGTGAACGTAAAGATTTGCAAAAGCAAAAAGGCAAAGCTATGGATGCCGGTAACAAGATTGAACAAGCGTTTTGGGATAAACGACAGCTAGTTAAAAAGATTAACCTAAACAGTTTGTATGGTGCTATCCTTAATCCAGGTTGTAGATTCTTTGATCCACGTATTGGACAAAGTACAACACTAACAGGTAGAGCTATTGCAAAACATATGAGTGCAGAAGTAAACAAAGTTATTACAGGCAAGTATGATCATGTAGGCGATAGTATTATATATGGTGATACAGATTCTGTTTACTTTAGTGCCCACCCTGTACTAAAAGAAGATATTGACAAGGGTAGTGTTCCTTGGGGTAAAGAAAACGTTCTTAAACTTTATGATCAAATTTGCGAAGAAGCAAATGAAACATTTCCAAAGTTTATGCAAGAAGCATTTCATTGTCCAAAAACTAGGTCGGACGTTATTGCGGCAGGTAGAGAGATTGTTGCAGAGTCAGGATTGTTTATTACAAAGAAACGTTATGCGGCTTTGATTTATGATAACGAAGGCGAACGCATGGACGTCGACGGTAAACTAGGTAAAGTAAAAGCAATGGGTCTTGATCTTAAACGTTCAGATACTCCTGTGTTTATGCAAGAGTTTTTAAGTGAACTATTACTTATGGTACTTACAGATAAGACAGAAACTGAAATACTTGAGAAGATTACAGACTTCCGTACTGCATTTAAGCTACGCCCTGGCTTTGAAAAAGGTTCGCCTAAACGTGCAAATAAGATTGGCGAGTATCAACGTAAAGAAGCAAAGATGGGTAAAGCTACTATGCCTGGACACGTAAGAGCAAGTATTAATTGGAATACACTTAAACGTATGAATGGCGACAAGTATTCACAAGAAATTGTAGATGGTATGAAAGTTATTGTTTGCAAACTAAAACAGAATCCATTAGGATATACAAGTGTTGCGTATCCAACAGACGAACTACGTATTCCAGATTGGTTTAAAGAACTTCCGTTTGATGATGACGCAATGGAATCAACAATTATTGACAACAAACTAGATAACTTAATTGGTGTGTTGAACTACGATATTTCAAGCACACTACAGAACAATACGTTTAGTTCGTTGTTTGACTTCGGAGAATAATATGGCTATACACGGAATGATAGATTTAGAAACACTAGGCGTTGAGCCAGATAGTGTAATCATAACTCTAGGTGCTATTAAATTCGATCCATATACTAATGAAGATCCACATAGTGGATTGTATCTACGTTGCGACATTGAAGAACAAAGCGAAAAATTAGGCAGAAGTATTGATGACAATACTCTTGCATGGTGGACTAAACAAGATCAAAACATTCAAGACGAAGCATTTGGTGAACATGAAGACCGTGTTAATATGGATCAACTTACAAAAGCAATTAATAAATTCTGTGTAGGAGTTGATCAACTGTGGTGCCAAGGTCCGTTGTTTGACTATGCAATATTACAAAACTTATATAAGAATGTTAATAAACCTTGTCCTTGGAACTTTTGGCAGATTAGAGATAGTAGAACTATCTTTAGTATGATGCCTACAGATCCACGTAAAGCAATACAAGAAGAATTACACAACGCCCTAGCTGACTGTTACTATCAAGCTAAGTGTGTACAACAAACGTTTAAAGCATTTGGAGTAACTAAATGAAAATACTACTAACAGGACATAAGGGAATGGTTGGAACAGAGTTGTATACTGCTCTAACTAAAGACCATCGTGTTATTGGTATTGATTTAAAAGATGGTAATAACTTACTAGACTGTTCGTTAGACTTCGAAGTTGATCTAGTAATTCATCTTGCAGGTGAAAGCGGAATACTAAGAAGTTTAACTGAATCCGATTTGTATTTTCAGCATAACGTATTAGCAACTAAAAGATTATTTGACCATTTTAAAAATACTAGAATACTTTATGCTAGTTCTAGTACTGCAAAAGAACCTAATAGAAATCCGTATGCATTAACCAAACACACAGTTGAACGCATTGCACCACAATCAAGTCTAGGTATGAGATTTACAACTATATATAGTAACAACTCAGAACTTAGGCCAAACATGTTAATACCTCGAATTATACGAAATGACGTACCACACGTAACAAATCATAAAAGAGACTTTATTCATGTTGCCGATATTGTAAGTGCAATACTTACATTAATCAAAAACGAAGATGTAAAAGGGGTTATTGATATCGGAACTGGCAAAAGCCAATCACTAAAAAGTATTTTAAAAGAATTTGGAATGAATCCAGAAGTAAAAATGGACACTCCCAATGAAAGACCTGATAATGTTGCTGACATATCAGTACTACAAGGCTTGGGTTGGAAAACAACAATTGAGCTAATACAATTCTTAAAAGACAAGAAAGAGCTTGACTTTTCAGAAAAACCTAAATATAATGTATATAACTAATGGAGAAATGTTAAAATGAAAGATATCTTACAAGACGTTGTTGCTCATACACATTCACTAGGATTTTTAACTTTAGTAAAAGTTACTGGTGAAGATGCCGCAACGACAATCGAATCAATGGCAGAAGATAGAAGTGTTATCTTAACTGCTACAACAAAGGCGGCAGTAAACGAATTTAAAGGAACCTTTGGTATGCCTAACTTAGATAAGTTAGCATTGCACTTAAAGAATCCTGAGTATCAGAAGCAGTCAAAGATTACTGTAGAACAACAGGAACGTAACGGCGAAACTTTACCTACACACTTACACTTTGAAAATGAAGCAGGTGACTTTGAAAATGATTATCGCTTTATGAATAAAGCAATTATTGATGAGAAACTTAAAACTGTAAAGTTTAAAGGTGCATCATGGGACGTAACTATTGAGCCTTCAATGGCTTCAATTACTAGAATGAAATTGCAAAGTGCGGCACATTCAGAAGAAACTACATTTACAGTTAAGACTGAGAATGATAACTTAGTGTTTAGTTTTGGTGATGCTTCGCAACACGCAGGTTCATTTGTATTCCAACATGCAGTTGGTAGTGAATTGAAACATGCTTGGAGTTGGCCTGTAGCACAGGTACAAGCTATTTTAAATCTTGATGGTAAAGTAACTATGAAGATTAGTGATCAAGGTGCAATGGCATTAAGTGTTGATAGTGGTTTAGGTCAGTATGACTATATTCTACCAGCACAAACAAAATAAGGACTTTATGACAAGTGTTGATATACATGATGATGACAAAACATTTGAAAATGAAAATAGTACAGTAACCATACCTCTTAAGGAGTATGACAAGTTGAGAGAAAAACAAAAGTATATTACAGACAAAGATATGATATCTGTAGTAGATAAAATTGAAGAACTTGTTAGAGCCCTTAGGAAACATATTGTAAGGACGGACATATAAGTGAATACAGACTTAACAACTGAACAAAAAGATTACGCAACTTTCTTGCCAGCTCTTAGTGGATTCTACGCAACATTCGTAGGCAAACAAAGACGTGAGGAGTACGTGGAGTATAAACGTATACCTAAACATTTTACTAATGGCGTTGAAAGCATGAATTGGCTTAATCCTAGTAAGTCGTTGTTTGAGTACAAATGGTCACTATATTCCGCAGGACATGCCGAACTAGACATTAACAAAGATGCACCCAAAGAAGATATGGTAAGAGATAGAGATCGTAACACTTCTTGGATGCTTGGCGATAGTGGTGGTTTCCAAATAGGTAAAGGTGTGTGGGAAGGTGATTGGAAGAATCCTAATTGCCCTAAAGCAATGAAGAAACGTACACAAGTTCTTGCATGGATGGACGCTTACATGGACTATGGTATGATACTTGATATTCCAGCCTGGGTAGCACGTTCACCAGAAGGTGCAAAAGCGACAGGCATT